ATCGAAGCCTGATTCACACCCTTGGGACGCTCTAACGGCACGATTGCTAATGCCACAGCTTCTTCGTTGAACGCGACACCCTGAGAATAGACATTCCCAGTGGTCCCGAACACCGTAATGGCTGCGCCATCACCCGGCAATGCACTGACGTTCTGGAACCGTTCCCCTGGTCCCACGATGGATGGCGAAATACTAATCGTCATATCACCGGTTGAGTCACTGACTGCCGTGGTCACGACAAACTGCTGAAGATCAGACAGTGTTGCCTTCGTGACCGGATTCACACTAAACACGCCTGCTACCGTAAAGCGGTCGCCCACTGTCAGGTTAGACGCGCCACTTGACCAGCCATCCGTGATCAGACTTGATCCCGTTTGACTGGCACCATTGACCAACGGGGTGCCAGCATAGGTGCCAACGGTATGTGTGTAGACGTTCTGGTCGGTATACCAGTTATAGCCTGCCACATAATCCGACACTTCTGCCTTGTCGAACACCTCGTTAATTTTACCTGCACGATGAAAGTAATCTCTCAACGTATAGGCAATATCACCTTCCATCTCCGCATTCACCATCAAGTGTCGTTCACCATTGCCACGAGGACAGGTGAAGTTCGTCAGCTTGACGCCTGCGTCAATGTAGGTTGCCATGGTGGTCGGAGTCGTTCCCGGAGTGCCGACTGCATTGAATGTCGCCTTTGAAATTTCTTCCAAAATATTCGCATCGACTTCATTTGCCAGTCGAACAATCGCAGGCTTTAACACCTGCTGTGTCAAGCTGTTCAAATCCAGCTTGCGCTCCTTTGAAGACATCGAAAAGTCCACACCTTTCTGCCGATCCAATGTCAGCGTATCGGTCTGCTCTTCAATGTCCTGCCCCGCCCACGCCTGGCCGGTCCGAACGGTGAACTGCGCCGGTTTTCGAATCCGGATCGAGTCACCAATCTGACCACCCTTCGACCCGAAATCATCTTCGAGCTTTCGACTACAACACTTAGCTGCATAGAGGTTATTTTCAAACACATCTAGTGCGGCTAATGTGATGTCATCTATTGTGGGTAGATTATTCGCCATCACTTACCTTTATAAAAATCCCACTTAAACACTCCGACGACCTCCACGCACGCCATGCCGTTTACGAAATTGTGCGAGTGAAGCCGTTTGACTGTTATAAGTTGTGGGTGTAGACCCACCCCCCACCGGATTTATTGGTGGTGCTGGCGTGCCTACGGGAGTAGAGGATGCAGATTGATTATTGACTGCATGAAGAGCCATCTCAACCTGCGCTTCTAATTTTCCAATCGCTCGGATATGCGCCTTGAGCGTAGGCTTATTATATAAGTCATGGGTTACTTTAGGATTTTTACCCAAATAGTAAGCCATTTCATGACCGATGGGCGACGTTAACAAAGTTTCAACCAAAGGCCGCTGCTTGCCATCGGACGGCAGCGTTTCATACATGGAAGTATACGCCTGGTCGAAATCGGGCAATCGTTTACGTACCTCGTCTAATTTGCCATCCCAATCAGACTGTGCCTGCTGGACACTGGCCTCTACGTGCGCGGTACGATCCGCCGTAGCTTGAAGTTCTGCTTGTTTTCTAAATTCCTCACGGGTGTGCCACCGGGCTGTCGCCGCTGAAAATGCTTCATAAGGATCTTTCTCCTGAGCAAACTCAGACAACTCAGGAGGTGCTTCTGGTTCCTGTGGAATCTCCTCGGCAACCGGTTCCGAAACCGATTCCTGAGACACAGTATTCTGGTCAACTAATTGCTGACGTAATTCTTTACGTTCTCGTAATAATGCTTCAATCCGTTTTGCAGATCGCGTTCGTCGATCCAGCACCTCTCCAGTATCAGGATCAAGGAGTTGATTCTCGACTTCAACCGCAGGTTCCTCGGTCGAATCACCATCGGCCTGCGGCGCTACCGACTCTGAAGGAGCCTCCTCTTCAACCAATTCTCCTTCCCGTTCAGCCTTACGTGCAGCCCGAAATTCAGCTAAAACACTAACAGGAACTTCAAAAGGTTCTGCCCCCGTCTCTTCCGGGGCAACCGGAGGAGCCTCTGGCGTGGTTTCGACTGCGTCTTGCGTGGTTTCTTCTATTTCAGGAGCCATATTCTTCTTTCCCGCACCTCATTGTGGTCGGTGCGACACCATTAAGATTACTTCCTTCTCCGACTCACATATTTGTGTGCAGGCATCTTTTCGTACACATCCGCTTCCACCGGTCTTGGTCGCCCCGAATGTTTGGCAACGCCTCTTCTTTTCTTACTGGGATCATCTACAAGCGCCGGATGTTTACCTAAGTGAGTTTCAATTGCTCTTTTTCTAGCCTTGCTCTTTTCCGCTTCCATGTTTGTGCCTTCAGCGATTGCTTTATCCTGCGCACGACCAAGATCACGTTGGTAATCATCCCAGTCTTGGTGGCTCATATAACCAGAATCCCAAGCGTGCCTTAAATCTGCCTTTTCATTCGCACGCAGCATGTCATACGTCACCCGACTTTCACGTTGGGACTTACGTCCCATCAGTTTAGGGGCTTCACGTTTCTTTTGCTCTTCCTTCTGAAACATTTTAGGCGATGATACCGAAGGATATTTGCGTTGTTTCGCTCCGCCGGCTTTGCGTATTTTGCTTGGCATAATTAAGTCCTTTAAAAAAGCTCAGAAGGGGTCGTGTCACCTGCCTCTTCAGTTAGGGTTCACACAGTGGCCTGCATGTGCCGCGCCTGCTGTTGCCCTTCCAAGCTATTAGTCCTTAAACACTTTCAATTTATCCATCAGTTTACGAGCATATTCCACTGAATCTTCGCCCGGTTTCAAGTCTGGAAGTGTCCTCAGACTCATTTGTTCTGCTCGACGACGATCTTTTTCATTCGCCCGACGGGCTGCTGCCTCTCTTTTCGCTGCCTGTTTTCTGTTATAAGCGGCTGTGCCCGGAGTTTTTTCCGCTTTTTTTTGCAGCTTCTCCAATCGTTTCTGATTCGCCTTAATAGCGTATTGCTGACGAGTCAGTCTTTGACTGTTCAATTTATCTAGCGCCTTCGCTTTTCGAGAAGCCGCCAAACCCTCAATAGGCAAATCGCCTTCCCTTACATACTGAGTGCGACCGTGGACTTCCATCCGTGCAGGCGGCTTCTTTTTTGTTCGACTCACCAGATAAGTCTTTTTTCCTGTATCAGGATTGATTTCGCCAATAATCTCGCCCGTTCTTGTATCAATAATATTTGTTCCTTCTTCGACTTCTTTGGCGCTTCTCTTCCCGATACTGCCCCATCCCCCTTCGACAGGCAATGTGGGATGTGCGGCACGTGCTTTTGCTGATAATTTAGGAATCTTACTCTTAACAGCTTTATAAACCTTCTGAGCAACTTTCGCTGCTGGACGAGCGACAAGACCAAATGGAACCACCGACATTGCATAACTAACTGCCTGCTCTTGAGGTGTCGCACCAAAGAATAAATCAGCTAACGTGTTTAGACCACGCTTCGCAGTGCCTTCTAAACCAGGATCAAACACACTCACGTCAAATCGTGGTTGTGCAAGCGGATTATTATTCGGCTGAGAGATCCCTAAACGATCAATAAGCTGTTGACCAGGCATAGAACCTTACTTCATCCCAATTCGTTTACGAGCCATCGCCGTAATTCTCCGCATTCTCTCGGCTCTTGCAGATTCAGGAGTGGGCATCGGAGGAGGAATCTCCCCAGGATTAATCGCAGGACCCTGCGGTAATGGCGGAGGTTCAGGTGGCATAAAGCCCTGTCGTACATCCCGATCACTCGGACGCGCTCCACCCTGCCGCGCTGCCATTTCAGCGGCTAAGGCTTGACGCTGAGCCTGTGCGGCCTCCGGCATCATTCCAGGAGAAGGCATCATTCCGGGTGGTCCCGGAGGTGGTCCCGGTGGCATAAAGCGCTGTACATCCGCATCACTCGGACGCGATCCCATCTGACTGACTGCCAATTCTTGGGCTAAGGCTTGACGCTGAGCCATATCGGCATCAGTTTGACTTGATCCCTGCATAGCAGACGCCAGGCCTGCCGCAATTGATCGTAACTCCTCAATTTGATCAGTAACAGATTGCCTTAAAGTATTTTCCATGTCGTAATCACTTGGACGAGGCGGTTTGCCCATTTTCCCGCCGGATCTACCACTAACAGGCGGTTTGCCCATTTTCCCGCCGGATCTACCACTAGCAGGCGGTTTACCCATTTTTCCACCCCGTCTACCACCAGGTGGTTTAGCCTGGTTCCCCTTCTTATTCCATGAATATGGCATTACAACATCCTCTCAATATTTAGTAACTGTAGGTGGCCGTTTTGGACGTTTCTTTGTTTTTTTATACCGCATAACTCCTCCGCACTATGACAAATAAAAGAGACACATCTCAACAGTAATTTTATTGTCGCTGTTTCTTTGATGACTTCGCCTTATCCAAGGCAATGGCTACCGCCTGTTTCTGATCGTATCCTGCCTGAATCAACTCTCGAATATTGGCACTAATCGTCTGACTGCTAGAGCCGGATTGTAAGGGCATAATACGATTCCTAGCGTTGTGGAGGACGCGGGGGCCGCGCCATCCCCGGTCTGGGTGGTCGAGGTCGTTGTGGTGCTTGTTGCGGTGGTCGCTGTGGGGACGGACTAGGCGTACGCGGCATGGGAGCCGTTTGTGACGCTACCTCTAGATCAGCCAGCTTTAAGAGCCGCTTTGTTTCTTCCTGGGCCAGCAACTGTGATCCATCCGCATCCATTTTCATTAATTCCTTAATCAGTTCCATCCGCGTTCGCGCAATTTCTGTTTCCGCCGCAATCCGGGCAACACGCTCCTTGGTCTGATCCGATTCTCTGGTCCGGGTTAAATCTTTGTTCGCCTTCACTTCATCCATTTCAATGCTGCCACTTAACTGGGAGACACGCTGGGACAACTGCTGAATCATCTGTTGCGCCTGTTCTAAACGCTGTCGCACTTCTGGAGGCAACTGCGTCTCTTCCTTATCGCCCTGTAACTTCGGCGGTAACGTCGCATTTAAGCGCTCAGAAATCTCCCGATTCCCCGGACCATCTAAATTCTTGACCGCCAAAGGAGCCATCGCAGCCGCCATCTGCGGAGGTAAGACCTTCATCAGATCCATCTGCCACGCTGCAGCTTCCTGACGGCGCGTCACATAGGACGCCCCAATTGTCACCACCACGTCATACTTCCCAGCGCCCCACTCGTAAATACGACTGACTCCACTTTTTCCCTGATACTGATCACCCAAGGTTTTCATCTTGGATTGCGTATCATCTTCCAATCCGGCCAAGCGAATCACCCGTCCTGGACGGGTATAAATCTTGGGAATTAAATCCAGTAAGACCATCCCCTCATAAATGAGCGCTTCGCCAAAGTTTTCATGGTAATTCGTATTCCCTTCGGCCTGGGATTCCTTTCTTGCCAAAATCGCCTTACCACTCTGATCAGCTCCGCGTCGATTCGGGTCGGTCGCGTCATACCAGCCGGTCGTCGTCCGAAGATCGGATTTATGCTGGTTAATGGCGACAACGAGTGCCTGAATCTTGTTGGGATCGGTAAATTGGGCGACGGTCGGAGGCGGTAACGCTCGGCCTTCCGCATCATATGCTTTCGTCAGCAATGCGGGAAATGCCTGAGTCGCCGCCTTATCCCATAACGGCTCCAGCCCCTCAATCGCTTCAACCGACGCCAAAACCTTGGATTTCGGACTCAAGGCCAATTCATAGACTAACTCAGAACACTGATAGTTGTACATCCGCTGGGGATCGCGTGCTGCACGTACCATGCCCCGCAATCGACGCCGACCCTCGACCACCAAAGATTCCCCCCAAATCGGAATCACTGGAATAAATCGACCAGGCCAGATACGCCCTGCCGTTAAAGTCTCATTTCCTTCTAGAATTTCAGCCCCGCTAATTTTGGCCTGCCGGACCACCCGTTTCTGTAATCGTCGGCGCTGAATCACCTCAAAACCTTCAGGCACCATATCAGCCGCTACACTAATTTCCTGATTTTCTGGCGTCCGAATAAGGACCACTTCCGGTCCTTCCACATCTTCAATATAAAAATAATCAGCGACTCGCACTGTGTCTTCTTTGGCATCATACCAATCAGGCATCTCAAGACCCGTGGACTGAAACGCCGCCTCACTCGTCGCAATCTTATCGGGATATCGTCGCTCAAATTCAGATTTTGGTAAATTCTCAATCACAAACACAAATCGGCACTTTTCCGGCTCATGCAATGGACACATGGGGTCACGAAAGACCGACATCGGATTTTCAATCGGCTGATATTTAATGCTCTGGTCAAACATCACATTTAACGGCGCTGATTCATCATCTTCATTCTCATATTCCGTAACGAGACGATAATAACCAAACCCCACGGCAACAGCATTTTTGAACGCTTCATCCCGTGCAGTTTTGGCATGGCCCTTATTTTCAATCTGTCGAATCAGCCCCTGAAACACTTCAGCCGTATCCACATCTGCACCCGAATCGACAGGAACGGCCAATAGACTGGGTTTCGCTGCTTTTTGGCGTCCAATCAACTGCCGAAAGGGTTCCCCGATCTGATCAATCACCAACGACGGACGATCATTCCGTTTTTTTAAGACATCCTGATCCCATTGTTCTAAATTTAAGAATTTAAGATCTTCTTCTCCCTGAATACGAAACTCTGTTTCAGCATTGTCGCAAATACGCCAGCGTTCCAACGCTTCATTCATAAATTTCTGGGATTTTTCACGATTTTGTACAGCCATAATTATTGACTCATCCAGCTTCGCCAACCAGTCGCTTTCGTTACCTGGCGATGTAAAAAGGGTACATTTCGTAAGACCGTCGATGCCGCAAAGGTCAAGGCCAACGCATCTCCGTCATCGGGCGAATCAATGCCACGCCCTTTCATCTGTTCTTTCGACTCCAGAATCACCTGATCGCGCCCATTATGCTTATAACCGGGTCCCGTCAAATCGTATTCCAGGCGGGGAGTTTTATCAATCGCACCACGTGCCAGCCATTCCCGACACTTCCCCCACATATAACTTCGCATATTTGCGAACTTTGTCGAAGGACTTTTTGCACCAAATTGCACTTCGACGACATTTTTGTGTCCCAATTGACGCAATCTATCGACAATCGGACCGCCAATACCGGTGCCATCGACGAACATCGTGCCAAGTCGCCTCCCATCAAAGTCCCGATCCAGCACATCCGCTGCCAATGTCACCAAGCGCATCGTGTCGCGGGTTTCGCCTCCCGCGAGTCGAATCGGGGGTACACTTCGCGCATCACTGCCGCAGCGAAAGCGAAATACCGAATGATCATCCCCGCCCCGTGCCACATCCAAACCGCACACCAAAGGTTCATCGTGAAGGCTTAATCCTTGCCGTTTCTGTGCCGCATAAACCAATTCACTGCTGATAAATTGGAGATCAGACGCCGCCGGAGGCAGACCCCGGACCCGCACCCGATAGAAGTCAGATTCTTCGCCATAATCGTCGGCCCATTCCTTGAGTTGCGTTTTATTGGTAAAGCGACATTCCCGACTGTCGATCTGGACGCTATGCCACCGCTTCCGTAGGGAGCCAAAGCAAATGCGATGAAAGGCTCCGGTAGACCGTGTGGGATTACCAAAGACGAACATCATCGGTTCGCCGTCCGTCAAGCCGCCTTCCGCGACCTCGAAAATCTTGTCCGGGACCGCACTGCTCTCGTCCACGACGTAAAAGGACGTTGAATCCGCCGCGTGCTGACCCGAAAAGGCTTCAGAGTTCTCTTCCTTGCAGCTTTGGGCGGAACAGAACCAGGAATCCTTATAATGGGTGTGATACATCCGGTCGCTGGTGACGGTAAACCAGTCGCGGGTCAAAGACATTTTCGTCCAGCGCTGAATCGACGCCCAACTCTTATCCCGCAATTGCGTAAAGGTGTTTGCCGTAATCGTCCCTTTGGCGTGGGGACGGGTGGACATAATCCAATTGACAATCCACGCCACCATGGTCGATTTGCCGATGCCGTGACCTGAACTGACGCCCATCCGAATAGGAGCCACGGGCATTTCCCCAGTAAAGCCGCGTTCCTTGACGGATTCTCCTAATTTAATGAGAAATTCCCGCTGCCACACATCCGGCCCCTCATAGGGCTGGAGAAAGCCCGGTTCCCGCCACGGATACATCATCTGCACAAAGCGAAGGGGGTCGTGATAGCACTTGGCGACTTCTTCAGCTAAGGCTTCCTGGGCGGATTGTTTCATTACGAGGCTATTTTCGCTTTCATTCGCACCGTAAAAAGTGTCGGATCGAATCCGGCCAGCATACACCAGCCCCCACACTCTTCTTCCGTGACGAGAAACTGTCGCGCCATAAACACCTGACGTTCCGGTGTGGTGTTCACCGACTTGCCCACGCGGTTCCCAATCTCCCAGAGATCAGCATCCCGCACCGCCGCCAGCAACACCGCCTGTGCCAGTCGTTTATAGGCTTGTCCATCAGGAGGATAAGGCACGCTTGGGGTCTTCTTTGACAATCTCCACATCAATCGCCGGTTGGTTATCGACTCGCTGACGCGCCGACATCAACCGATCCAGAATTTCCTTATCGGCGGAGAGGTGAAGGCGTTCGGTCAGGAGATTGAGATGCTTGAACAGCAGGGTCAGATTGGAGGGTTTATCCCACAGGCGAATCCGAATCACGTCTTCCTGCTTGCCATCACCTGCGGTGAGGTTTCTCTTAGTTAAATCAATCGAACTGACCGCGGCGGCGAGTTCTCTCGGCCACTCTTTGATGGGGCGCACATTACCCTCCTCATCCAGCAAATCCTGAATATTCGAGTAGGCAAGTTTTGCGGCTTCACGGAGTGCGCGGTCGGGATCAATGAGATCTTCAATTCGTTCCTTGGCTTTGCGCTGGACTTGCGGCGCACCCCCGCCATGAAAGCGACAGACATGCCCCCCTATAATTGACGCGTTTTTACACTGCTTACCAGATCGACGGCTTTTCGCCGTACACCGTCGTGCTTCATCCATCAGAGTCCTTCCAGTCCTTGGTTGGGGGGTTCCACCAGTAGGTGCCATCCCGTCGCATCGACGCATGAAGCCCCATGACGAGAATCAGGACAAGAATGTCTGCCAGTGCCAGCCAACTCATCCATGCTTGGTCGGTCATACGAGCTTCCACCACTTCATCAGGGCATAGCCTCCGCCAATGACGGGAATCCCCTGGAGAATATTCTGGATTTCATTACCGTCAAAGACACTGTTGGTGTGCCATTGGCTGACGCCGCTGGTCGCCACATAGAGCAGGACAATCGGCAGGGCCTTACTGCCCATTTCGATCACACGATACCGCAGATCGTTAGGATTCGTCCACCACGACATCAGGTTCACTCCATGAGGTCCGGATAATCCCGGTAATCTTCTCGGTTCCCCGTTCAGTCCTCCACTGGTGGATCACATCCCGGTTCGTCTGCCGAATGGTCTGCTCCCGCACATCAATCATCTGCTCCAGCATATCCTGTAACTGTCCAATGGATCGATCCAATCCATGCAGATGCGCCAAGGCACTGGTATAGGCTTCATTGGCTTCGTCTGCCGCCCGTCGTTCCGCTTTAGTCACGGAGCCACTCCAGTCCAAAAAAACAGGCCAGCCAGATCACCACCGTAATCAGAAACCCTTCCCATGTGGGGTGCCATTCAAAGGTGTTCTCCAGCACCGGTTGGGTCGTCTCGATCATGCCCATCCTGCCGGACGCCGCCAATCCTGTGTCTGATCCGTGGGAAAGCGTTCGAGAAAGACCGGGGTTTGCCCAGGGAGATGCGTCCCGGCGACGTTGTAGCTCATATGCTCCACTGCTTCGTCCTGATCCATGCCATCCCGCTTCATGAAAATTTCCAGACACTTGTCATAATCGTAGACGGCCACCGTATGCTGCCCCTGCTCCCCATAGCCCATGAGCGCGTCATCCAATCCTTCCGCGACCCAACACTCGACTTCTTCCCCCGTGATTTCATGCACCGTAGTCTTCGGTCGTATCGGCATAGGCGCAGTCTACCATAGTTTCTTCCTTCCTGAGTCTGAATCTAAGTCTGAGTCTGAAAGGTTGAGGGGGGGTCCAGGGAGGGTCCCTCGATGATCATGAGTGCTTAAGGTTTCCTCACTGCATCCGGTTTTTTGAAAAAATAATTTTCCAGAATTTTCAGATTTTCGATGTGATCACTCACAGGGGAAGTACACAAATACAAGTCCAAGATCCCTTTTTGCTTTTAGCTTACTAAATGCTTTTTACCTTTTATGTGTTGTTTAGTAACAAACTATCGAAGCAGTACGGGTTGTACGCAATATATATTCTGTCACGTTATCTCACTAGCTCAGCCTCTCGACTAGGACTCCGATCTGTACGGACTAGCAAGCGACGGGTACAGGACAGGCGAACGGTACTCTGTCAAGTAACGAACAGGAGCGAGCGAAGCGAGCGACCCGATTTTTTCGGATTCAGATGTCGGCTGGCCGACATTCTCCTAAGTCATTGAGGCTAAAGGACCTCAGTGGACAGAGGTGGTATAATAGATATTATCACTAATTGAGAAAGGGAAATCAATGACAGATACAGAACGGATTACACAGTTGGAAACGCAGGTCTTAGAACTAGGCAATCATTTGGTCCAGTTTGGCGGGCACCTAAAAACCACGTCCAGCAATCTGAACGAAGTCCAGAGAAATCTCAACACGGTCGTGAAGGTTGTCACCGACACGATAGCAGTCAAATAGAACCATCCATCGGGTGGGCCTCTTTCATGAGGTCTGCCCAAAGGGGGGAAAAGTGAACACAATTCAATTTGGTCAAACGGAGCTACGGAAAAAACCGTATTGGATGATGGTGCGGTTCTCACGCTGGGAAGGACTGTGGGAAAATGGAAAACCGTATGTGCATAGTCTTGCAGAATACAGGGATCTGTATCGCTGTGAACTGGATCACGGGGAGGTGCATTTCAATCGGAGGGGATGGGCCTACGAGGATGCAACAAAGTGGGACCGGAAACAGCTACGCAGGACGGCGGTGCGGGTCTTAGAGGATGAGGGATGGACGAAGGCCCCTGCGCTCTGGGTGGCCCTGCGGCAAGTGGTGCTGTCGGTGCGGTATAAGACGATAGAAGCAAGGCAGGCGAATAGCTACAGTTTTGGGACCTTGTATCGGAAGGGCCTGCGTGTCCAGTGGTTGAACTTCAAAACAATCGAGGGCATTGTAGACGGGACCGGAACTCGGCGGTACTTCAG